CCGCTCGTTTCAATAACGGGTTGTCACGGTAACTATCTTTTATCATTCTTTATTCTTTAAAAATTTACTCAATTCAGATGTAGAACCTACAAATATAGCTTTATCGATGTTGGTATTGCCTTCTTTCTTCTTGTTCATGTCACGCATTTCCTTTTGAATCTTCAGAAGTCTATCATTGGCTTCTGTCATATTCTTTAAGAGTGTGGCATAAACTTCAAAGGCTCTTGGATGTTGACCTGCCTTTGCAATCTGAAGTATTTCTTCCATTGCATCTTTGCCTGAATCAATAATCTCTTGAATGTTTTCTTTAGACTGTTGGTATGCATCAGTCAAGTCTTGTTCAACGTCAGGCGTGTTGTAGTGAGTGACAATAGTAGGAAGTTTTTCTTTTTTTTCTTCCGGTATTGGAGTCACATCAAATAGTTCTGATAAATTTTTATTAATGTCATTCATAATATTATGTAGGTGTTGATCCGTTATATCTTGACAGCCAATAGTTAGCGTTTTGTAAATGTTCTGAAGATGTTAATACTCTATTGTAAGCATGTGCCGCTGCAATATCACCATTGAAACCAGGTATCGTTTGTGTTGCACCGACAACAGGTGTAGTTGCTGTTGGTCCTGGTAATACTGTCGCACTATTACCAACAAGGTTTCCGTTTACATATAGTGTCCATCCGGTTGTTGGACTGTATGATGTACTTACATAGTACCAAGTATTATTTGCTTCTGCACCTACTGTTTGGTTTACATCAGAATATGCTGCACCATTATAGTGGTTGCCTGCGGCAAATATTTGTGTGCCATTATTGAACCAAGTAGTATCTCTAGCCTCAGCAGAACATTGTAAATAACCAGAACCCATTGGTGCTGAGTTTGCACCGTTACCACGAATCACTGCACCTTTACTATAACTTAAACTTGGATTCATAAATGCACTAGGTGCTTTGGCCCAATTGGCATTGTTGGCATGGAAATATGCTGTACTAGTTCCTAAATTAATTACATTAGATGAATTAACCCAAGGTGTAGACGTTCCATTGCCACTATAAAAAGTAAAGTTTCTGTTATAACCACTTGTATCTGTCCAAGTATTTCCTGATACATAGTTTTGCATATCAAGGTTGTAATACAAACCGGTTTGGACCATACCACCATATGGTGTGTTTGAACTCCAAGTCACATTATTATTCATAAACATCATCGCCAACATATTAGTATACTCCTGTGCCGTTAATATACCATGTGTTTGCGGCAGTCATAAGTAATGTTGCCATACCATATGTTGTTACATTTCGTGAAGCACTTGTTGTATTTCCAGCAAGATACATTGTCACACCAACGTTTGGCGTTACTGTGACATTAGAACTTGTATGAGAAACAATTATAATCGATGTACCGTTCGCAAATGTTGTATTTGCTGTCCATGGAATATACAATGATACAGCAGAACCATTTGTATAATACAAGTGTTTACCTGCGTCTGAACTTACCAAAACATAATTAGATGACTGTGGATTTTGTGGTATAATAGTTGCAGCAATATTTGCTTGTACGAAAGCTGCATTTGCTTGTGCGAGAGCCGCAGCAATATTTGCGTTTGCCGATGTCATTGCTCCTTGTAGTAATGCTATATTACTGTTTTGAGAAACGTCTACACCTTGAATAACAATAGTATTTGCTTGTGCTGAATTGGCTGTTGTTCTAGCAACTGAATCTATAATAGGAATTGAATTTGCATAATTGAACGCAGCTTGAGCTAGGTTGGTAGCATTCGTAATGTTTGTATTTTGTGTTGCTTCTATGCCAAATAATGTAACCGTATTTGCAACTGCAGCATTTGCTGTTGAATATGCTGAACTAATGAGTGTGTTTTGACTTGCATTGATTGTGGCAATAAACTGGTCATTAGAAGTCAATTCATTAGAAAGCAAAGTTAAATCAGCATTAGCTGCATTGTAAGCTGCCTGTGCTAAAGTTCTTGCTGTGTTATCTGTTGCATAACCCGTAAAACTAGTAAGTTGTCGTGTTGAATCTGGAAATTGCAAACTGCCGTCTATATTAAATATCCAATTATTTGATCCATTAGAACCCGCAGAATTTGTTTCAATTACAATATTTGTTGCGGCATATACTGCAGCCGATCCAGAATCTTCTACATAAAAACCTGTTACATCATTTTGTAAATTTGCGGTAAAAGTTGATTCAGTTGAACTTTGTGTATGTAATCCTGCATGATTTGTTAGTAAAATATTAGATGCACCAACATTACCGGTATAACTTGGTAAAATAGAAGCAACATTTGAACCACCATGTGACAATGCAAATGCTTCGGTTGCTAAACGAGAACCACCAGCAGTTGAACCATCATGTACAGTTAGCGTTTTATTCGTTTCATCAATGATTAATTCACCATCAGCACCTGTTATAGTTGATAGTGAAGTATTAGAATATCGTCTAAATCTTAGGGTAGTTGGCATTTTTATTCTTTACAATAAGTCTATGTATTTATTTTCTGTATTTAAGTCAATGATATATGATGTTGTTGACGGTATAACAACGTTAGCACCATTGGCACTTTCAGAAATAATTGTTGTATAGGTGTAACTGTCATTAACATTTGCAGTTGTTGGATTAGGTACAACAATTACTTTAGCTAAATCAACAGGTGTAAATTGATAAGATTCAAATGTATAATTTGCATTGGTACTTGAACCTATTATTGGTCTTGATGATATAAAATTACCAGAAACATTTGTCAATGTCAATCGGCCATTTGTCCAAGATTCAACTTCACCGCTTGCTGTTGCCGTGGATAAATTATAACCTTGATATACGGTTTCACCTAATTTATAATTGCCAACACCATTTGTTAAAGTCATGTTCAATATAACAGAATCACTTGGTGATATATCATTTAGGATATTTGTAATAGAAGTTTTAATTAAACCAACACTAGAAATACTTCCATAAATGTATGCTTTGGCTGTAAAGTTTAATGTCCAAACAATCATACGTGTATCTGAATCTCTATTGCCTTCATATACAATATCTTGTTCTGTTCCATTCAATAAGATAGGAACTTCTCTGACTATCCCCATTTCAGGAATCATATTCAATTTGATTGTATAGTCTGGTGTAAAGTAAGACAGTACGTGTTCTAGTACCTGTGACGCATCTTCAATGTTTCTCACATAAAGATACAATTTAAAATCAAAATTATATGGTACCGGATTGTATTGAGCTATTGCTCCATTACTATTTGATACGCCAACGTTTCTGATATTTGTGTTTTGTTTACGTGTTGCATCATAGGTAAAACCAGACATCTCATACGAAAGTCTGGGTAAAGTCATTTGAACTCTTTTATCTAAATCTGGATCGCCTTGTAATCTTTGTACATATAATTCTTTTGTTGCATATGTAATTGGTATAACAAATCTTTCAGATTCTGTTTCATCTGGATTATAACGAACAAGAGTTATATCTTTAAACAGGTCACCAAATGCAACAACTAATTTTCTAATTACTCTGTTGTATGTAGCCATTATAAGCTTCCTAAAGGATTATTTTCTGATGTATCAATAATAATGGAAGCTGAATTTGCTATGTATTCATTGTCATATTGCTCTTTGTTATTTGGATTTAATGTATCATAGTATACTAAATTATATTGAGCATTACTATCTTGTCCTATAATTAAATTATCTGTAACAAAATCACCAAAAATGTTTGTAACACTTAATATATTATTAGGTTGTGACCATGATTGAACTATAGCTGTTGCAGTTGCATTGGCCAATGTTAAATCTGGAGATTGAAACACGATTTCACCAAATGAATAGTCCAAAATTCCTGAAAGACCCCCAAGTTCTACCATAAAATTCAATGTATAACCTACATCAGCAACAATAGAATCCACTTCTGTATCTCCTGTCTGAATAAATTCTTGAGAGTATTTGAATTTCTCTAGTTCCAATTCATAGAAGTATGGTACTTTTCTACCCAACATAAAGTAATCTTTAGTTTGGTTTGTGAATTTAATTTCGTATAACTCACCAGTACCATTTAAAAATGGAATGTAAATCAAGTCACCTTCACGTGGTCTTGTGAAAGTATCTTGTGGTACTCTGTGTGAGAAAGAACGTTTAGACATGATGACAGAAACTTGATTTCTGATTTCAAGACCAAACTTAGAAAAGAATTCTTTTTCTCCAGAATATTCTGTTACATTACTTGGATAAATTTCAATAGCAAAAGCAGCTTTGAATTTCTTAACTGGATCTTCACCGTACAGTAAGTCTCTAGCTTGGTCATTATCATTGGGTAAATAATATACATCTGTGCCCATTATTTTAATGGACTCAACAATCAGGTCTTCAATGATACGT